CAATCAGACGCTCCTATTTTATTATCAAGATAGTCATCAGCCTCTACTATTGTCACCCAACTATTTGTACCAACTATTATATTTGCCATTAGTAATCCCCGTTATATTTCCATTTAAACCCTAAATAGGATTTTCTTACCCCTCTACAAACAGCACTTAAAGGACTCCCGTTAACCTTTTCAAATCCTATTGATTTTAAATAATCTACTGCTTCTCCTACACTATTAAAAATAGTTTCTTTATTATCTTTATCAATCATTACAACTTCTTTACTGGTTTTCTGCAAACCTCTTTTACCGAACATCCCATTATTAGGACCTTGTAATTGCTCACATTCTTTACCTTTATTCCAAGGGATACTCCCTTTTTTAGAAAGGCTTATTTTATCTTTAGTATCTTGACAATGTTTATACCCAAGTCTATTATTATAACAATCTATGCCTAATTGTTTTTTATATTTTATTATAAAATATTTTTCTGTTGTTAATAATTCTTCTCTTGTAAAACAATCCTCTATTTTTTCCATTTTAAAAAATTCTTTTCCAAAAATATTTATATCATTATCCAATCTAGTATGAGTTACATCATTTCTATGAGCATGTTTTACATGATCCCATAAACGTTCTTTTAAACGACGTGTAGTTTGTCCAATATAAACTTTACCGTTTTTCACATTTGTCATTTTGTAAACAACTCCATAAATTTGTTTCATAAAAACCACCTTATATTAAATATATGAGAGCAACATACGTCACCCTCATATATATTAACATATTAAATGGTCAGTGTCAACTACATATTATGACAAACTTAGTTGCTGACACTGATCCGTGTCCGCTACTATAGCACCATAAATTGACCAAACAGCCTGTACTCGGTTAAGAGTAAGAATGTCTTGTTCTTGGTTATATACGGTTGGCGCCATTGCTTCTGCTTTTTGAATCTTGCGACCAGGCAACACTAATACTGGAGAGCCAGCTGAAATATTACTATTAAAAGTAGGGATTAATTGAATGTTATAATTTACAGTTTGTCCAGTTTGTCCGGCTGTAGCAAGAGCAGCCTCAGTCACTCGGAATGCACCATAGATGCGGTTCTTGTCTTGTGGATTAAAATACATGACAAGGCCAGGATCAGCCATATCACCATAGCCTTTATCTTTTACACGATTAGTCAAAGTATATGCAGCAGCATTGATAGTTTGAATATCTCGTTGTAATTGACCGTCAGCAGCAACACCAGCGTATGCTGTATTATTTAATGCCGCAGCAGCAGCCAATAAAGCATAGTGATTATTTGCTTTGTTAATCCAAAATTTGTTTCTAAAAATTTCTGCCATTTCAATCATAGCAGGAACTTTACGGAAACGAATCATTTTATCAGTCCAACCAATAGCACCACCATAGTACTCTACATTAGCTGTGACTTTAGTTCCGGTTAATCCAGCAACTTCAATTCGTTGTCCTTCTTCAACTTTACTGAAAGTTAAAGAATTTGCCACATTATAAATTTCCCATGAATCTTGACCTTTTCCTAATGTAACATCACGGAAACACCTCTCATAATTCATGTCAAAATTATCCATCTCAGTTGTGATGTTAAAACTATCTTTTGTTAAAACTTCAAAATCAGTTGAAACGCCTACTGCTTGAATCTTCTTTTTATATGTTGTCTTTGGCTTCATGTGAAAGGCTTGCAATGCCATATTAATATTTGCAAGTTTTGTCTTGTCATAAGAACGGCCCTCTTTGGTTGCCAAATAAACATCTCGTACTGCATTGAAAAATGCTTGTTCATTTTTTACAAAACCCATTGATTACCTCCTTATGCTGCACGGTCTGCGTGATCATACTCATGTCCCCAAAAACGGATCAATACTGTAGTGTCATCTGCAGCCGCATCTTTTTTACACCAACCAACAAAATAGTAGTCTGTACCTATTGTGCCTGTTGGATTACCTGTTACTGATTGAAAGTTACTTGCTAATGTTGCATAGACTCTTTGTCCAGCCTCAATACCTTCACCTGTTCCGGTAAGTTTATCTGCAAGAACTTGTGTTGCTTCATAGATTGCTGTTACTTCATCTGTAGTAGATAAAGAAGCAGTCATCAAAAATGTAAATACATCTTGAACAACTTCTGCCCAACCTTTTGCACGAACTGCACCTGGGATATGATCCCACAATTCATGGTACGATTGAACTTGGTCATCTTTTAAAATAAATGCCATGATTATTCTCCTTCATAATCAACGGAATCAATTTCAACGTCCTCATCTAAAAAAGGATTGTCTTCAGCCTTTGTTGGATCTTTCTCCTTTTCATTTTCTTCATCACCTGTTTGAGTATTTTCCGGTAGCTGAAAGTCAATTGTGCTCAATACCTTTTGAAACATATTTGTCCTGCTATCGATGAAAGATTCCAAACCTTCATCTGATAAATCTTCAAGAGATTCTTTTTCATCATCAAATGATTTATTTACAAACTCTTTCATGCGATCAGTTAATGCTTTATTTTGAGCAATCTTCTCCATCCTTTCTTTAGCTGAACCCAAATAAATCCGTTTTGTTAAATCTTTAATTTGCCCTGACAGAGCATCTTCTTTTGCTTTCATTTGTTCTTCTAAAGTTTTCTTTGTTTCACGCAACGTGTCCAACTCGTCAAAATATTGCCCAAATTTTCGGTCGTGTTTCAATTCATCTTCACTAAACAATTGATGAGGATGAACATTGAATAATTCTTTCATTCGTGCCCATTCCTGAAATGACAACTGCTTGTTGTTTGAATTGTTTTGTTGTCGTGGAACTATTGGTTCTCCACCTGTTACATTTGTACCATCATCTGGCATAATTGAATCTCCTTCAATGTTGTTATTTATTTGTGACTCGAATGCTTGTACTAAGCCAAGTCTTTTCGCTCCTGAAAATGCTGGCTTTTCTGTACGTGAACTTTCGAGTGCAATAGCCGTTAATTTATCTATAGTATCAGCAACCAGTTTTTTTCCATCTCTGAAAAAATTCCAAACTGCTTCCTGACTACAAATGTCATATTTCTTTGCTTCCTCTTTTTGTTGTGGTGTATGATATGAAATAAATACATGATGTAATTTTCCATCTATCTCTTTTTCAAAAGAGTGCACCACTTCACCTAATTCTTTCCTTCCATCTGTACTGTTATCTTCATTGTGCTTATAAAATAATTTAATGCCTTTTGTTACTATATTTTTTATACTTTGTATTGCTTTCCTTGTCCAAGTTATCGGCTCTGCATCTTCTCCTAATAATGTTGGTTTTGATACTCCATCATGACACAAAGAATACATTTGGAAAAATGGATGTGGATCAATCGACTTAATGCTATTTAATACGTTTGCTGGCAATAATTCAATAATCTCATTTTGACTAAATCCTTGGATTTTAACTGATTGTAAAATAATCGGTTCAAGAAATGTCTGTATGTTGTTTGGCATTTGCTACTCCAATAAAAAAGCCGTATGCTCATAACTACACACTAAATGTAATTATAAACATACGGCTGTACTTGGTACAATACTCGCAATTAATTATAATATAATAAAATAAATTAAATAAATCAAGTTATTTAAACTAAAAACTTTAAAATAAAAAAGCCACCCAATTAAGAGTGGCTTATGTACATTCTATTTTATTGGTTTTCTCATAATTTTTGATTCATTCGTCAGTCGTGGTTTTCTCTCATAGCATGATTCATTCGTCCTTTTTGGTTTTCTCAAGGCATATGATTCATTCATTTCTAATGGTTTTCTCTCAAAGTATGATTCATTCCTATTATGCACTATGCTTTTTGCCTAAATATTCCTCCTCATAAGGCACCCTAACTGGCAACCCTTCAATTGTCCTCCATACAGAATATAAATCACGCAAAAACATTTTCATCATATACCGAATAGAAGCATAATGTATGTGATTTTTCTTACAATCTTTCCACATACACTCTTTTATTTTGCCACCCTTCCCTACTTCTTTTGTCATTTGTTCACTGTTAGATAGTCTCTGTTTCATGTTGTCATAAAATTCTCTATATGGTGATTTACTTTTAATAAAACATTCTGCCAACACAAACATTTTAGTTCTCAGCCATTTATTAAATGGAGATACGAAACCTGGTGTCAATTTATCACCTCTTACCATTGTATCAGTTTTTATAAATGAATAATTTCCTTTTTCATCTTTTATTCGTTTTGTTCCTCTTACCATCATGGGATTATAACCTGTATATTGCCACATCTTACTAACTGTTGTTGCTTTATGTATATCATAACTTGCAATTATAATAGATGCCATAGTCCAACCAAGTCCTTTTACATCTTTCAAAAAACAATTATATATATCATATTTTTTCAACTCTTTTTTAATTTTCTTTTCAATTTCCTTTTCAGCATTAACAAATAAAGATCGTTGATCATTAAAAAAAGAATCAGCACCCTCTGAAATAGCATAATCTTCTGTTACTTTTTGCTGTGTGCCATCTTTCTTTAATTTAATCCTATTATCAAAAGACATTCTCATCTTTTGCATATCATTATAATAATTAACTAATGTTTTTAACTCATTCATTTTACACTCCTACTTTTTTGTAAATTAAATCTGCCAATTGAATTAAAACAGCACCATCATAATCTTTATCAAATGTATCATCTTGCAATCGCATAATTAGTTGTCTTGAAATTGAACTTACTGTTTTATCAATATATTTAGTTTTGATGTGCTCTGCAACTTTTTCCTTAACAATTGAACCATTCTTAATCCCTGTGTTTGGTTTATTTGGAATCATCTCTACTTCATTGTTTTTTTTAATAACTTTTACTTTTTCTGAAAAGTATTTATTTGCCTTTTTTACTGTAATGCTTAGTGCGCTTGCTAAATCTTCAATTGATATTCCCATATCAACACCACGCAATACAGATCGACGAATATCAACAACATATAAAGGCTGACCATTTGTTTGATTGTCTTTAATTGCATCCAGAAATTTCTCTTGATTGTCTTTATAATCTTTTTCAATAACTTCAACTTCAAAACTAAGATCAAAAACAATTTCATATGCTCTATACCTATGGAATCCACAAGTTAAGCATCCTGTTTCCTTGTCAATAACAAGAGGAGGAAACACTGCACCAGCACGCAATGCCTCTGCATATCGTGCCACATAATAACTGTTAATTTCTCTTACCATAAGAGTTCTGTCAATATTTATGTCTGACAGTTTCATTTTTCTTGTAACTTTCATAGTCACTCCTAAATGATTTAATATATTTTATCCTATACAGGACAACTCTACAATTAATACTTTTTTAATACATTCAAATAAAATGGTTTTCTCACAAAACTTGATTCATTCTTTAATTATGGTTTTCTCGTGATTTGTGATTCATTCTCTGGTCGTGGTTTTCTTGGTATTAATGATTCATTCCTTTTATTTGGTTTTCTTGGTATTAATGATTCATTCCTTTTTCTCAACTGCCTATACTATATTATATAAAAACTAAGCAAATTTTAAATAAAAATGTGGAAAAAATAAAAAAAAATACCAGGCACACTAACCGTGTTTAAATAAAGCCTGATATCCGGATAAAATATGAAAAATCTACTCCACTACAATCACCTTTTTTGCTTTTCTCAATATTGTATTTGTCTCTTTTGATCGTACCTCTTGCAATAGATCAACACACTTAACAATATAATTCTTATTTCCTACTTTTATTTGCATAGTAGGTGCTGGAAAAATCTTAGTTTCATATTCTCCTAATACTTTACCAGTCTCATTCTGTTGCACTTCAAATGTCATCTTGTTCTCCTTTGCATAATGCTTTTACTAATTTATCATAATTTTCTTCTAATTGATCATACAAAACATAATCAATTGTAATTTCATCATCACCTTTATGGATTTTCATAACAGGATTTTTCTCATTCAACTTAAACACCTCAGTTATACCATCAATGTCAACTATTGCATTCTCTAAATCAATATACATCTAAAACCTTTCTATGCTACTCATAGGAAATATTTTAAAACTTATATTTTTCATGTTGCTATTCTTATGAATTTCTATTTTAACTACATCATCACAATAATACTTTTCAATAAAAGTAGATATTATTGTTTTTAATTGATGTATGTCTTTCAGTTTTTCTTCTTGTGTTCTTTCCATAAAATTACAAACCTTACTATATTACTAACCAATAAAACTGTACTGAATAATCCTATTGCAATATATCCTACTATCATTTATTAGTTTCCTCTAATAATAAAATCAATTCTTCTTTGCTTGCCAACTTATTATATTCAATTCCTTTTTCATTTAGCATTTGCTTTAATTCTTTAATTTTAAAAATGTTATAGTCTACTTCCTCAATTATTTGCTCATCTTCAATACCTTGTTCTTTCTTCTTTTTCTTTACAACTTTTTCAATATCATCTTTTGTTACTTCCCTTTTATTTGGGATTAATTCACTTGTTGATATTGTTTTGCTGTAATCCTCTTTTACTAATGGATTGCCTAAATCACCTGACTTAATTACTTCACTCATTTGCTTTTCTCCTTTTGATATTTGCTTCTTATAAAATCAGAATACTCTACACCATCAATATTCTGGTATGATCTGTCTTTATGATCATTTTTATTATAAATTTTCTTTCTCAATTTTCTTGCCTTTTTACCGTTCATTCATCCTCCTCATAATAAATGTCTAAATTATAAGCAATTGCTACATTATGTTCAACAATTGCACCTTGACTTTGTTCCCATCCTTTTAACATATAAATAGCATGACAAAAATGTTTTAAATACAATAGATCGAATTCCAAAAATACCTTTCTATCAATGCCATCAAAATTTCTTCCTGTCATTGCAGTTAAGTGTGCGCCTATATATACTGGATTTATAACGTGCCAACCATCCCTTTCTAATTCCATCTGCTTTTTAACAAAAGAAGGAAAATTGTAATTATCAACTCCAGTCATTGGCCCTGCTATATAAATTGTGTGTTGTTTATCCATTTACTATTCCTTTTATAAATCATATTCATAATCAACATTATACACTTCTTGTTCAAGATTTTTTATATCAATGTAATTATCCTCTACTGCTGTTTGTAACATTGGCAAAGATTTATCTAATCTTATTTCCATAGATTCTATAATTTGCTGCTGTTCTTTTATTTCACCTTTAACCCAAATTATAAAAACAATACATAAAGCAATAATTAATGCCATCTGCAAACTTATTAAAAACAATTGCAATTTACTCATTCTTTTGTATTCTCCAATCCTTTAAAAGTTACACCAAATGACTTTAATGGAGATATTGATTTACAATCAGGACAATTATAATTCCAATATCCTTTTGCTTTTTTCTCAGACACCTTAAAATCTTTATTGCATTTTTTACAATGAAATGTAATCATTTGCTATTCCTTTTATTCTTGAAATACAATATTTGTTTTTCTCTTTTTACTGCCTGTGCTTTTGTATCAAATATTCCTAATATTTTACTGCCATCTTTAGTATATAATATCCATTTGCTATTTTCTTTTGTTATCATCTCATACCCTTTATCCAACTTGTATCACTAAACACCTTTTCAGGCATTCCTACTGTTTCATGTACTGCTTTTATAACTCCATCAAATCTACCTTTCCAATAATCATGACCACATAATACTTTACACAAATCCTTCCATAATAAAATATCCTGCTTTACATTTTTATAATCATGAGCACCATCAACATAAATTACATCATAACCATCAGGAAACTTATCATTGCCGATAGACATTATTCTTTCTGTCCTTGCTTTTACTGATGTTGCTTTATATGGAGTTATATTGTCATACGGCTCTATTCTATCGTGAAATTTCTGTTCAACTACACCCATATCATAATCAGTATTTATTCCGATTGTGGGTGCCCAAGGATCAACACAAATTACGTGCTTAAAATATTGTGCAAATATCTCTGCTGAAACTCCTGTCCATGATCCTATTTCCATAATTGTCATTTCTTTTGTATTGCCGTAATGATCATTTATATAATCAATTAATTCATACAATCCCTTTTTTAATTGTTCACTTCTTTCTGGTATGTACATTTATTACTCCATTTTTATAAATTATATGATCTGCTTTTAATATTTTATTCAACATCAATATTCCTTACTCCATAATCTTTACAATTACACTTATGCTTTACAATAGATTCTTTCATTTCTTGTATATCTTCATTGATGCTTTTTACTGTTTGGTATATTCCTTCTAAAAAACACAAAACCAAAATAAATCCTATAATTAAAATTGCTATCATTTATTCTCCACTAAACTCTATACTATTAAAATTACCATTATCATCAAAATGAATTGCTACACTTTTTTCAAAATCTGTCATTCTGTTTCATCCTCTTCATCAATTTCCATTTCATCTTCTAAAGAGTTGTCAACTTTCAATTTAATTTCATTTACTTCATCTTCAGTTTCCTCTTCAATCAACTCTTTCTCTCGATATGGATCAATGCCTGGAATTTGAGATCTGATTGTATCTTTTGAAATATATCCCAGATCAACAAGTGGTATATATGTTTCAATAATTTCTTTTAACAATGCAAATGATACAAGAGATAATTTAACTTCAAATGAATCCGGCTTATTCCATTTAATGAATCCCAATTCAAATGATTTTGCCATTGCTTTTTGAATTAACTCTTTTATAGATTCTTCCCAAATCATTCTTTCTTTTATTGTCATTGCATTTATAGTCTCGATCATAGACTCAGCAACAGCCCTATTCGATAATATATCTGGATGTGCTAACCATTGCAATGGAATACCTGTATTTGTAGAAATTATTCTTATTAAATTGGTCATTTCTTGGATAAGTACATCACTACCTTTTCCGGTTGGCTCTACTAATGAAAATTTAGCAGTTCCGGCAATAGCCTTTCCTATTTTCCAAGACAATGCTTCTATCCTATCATGTAGTGTTTTAGCATGTTTATCGTCTTGCGTTTCAAAGTATGGTGTAACTCTACCAAATAAATGATTATTTTTTCTTAAATCATATTTTGCTCTACTTACATTGTCTATATCTGTTAATACATTTGCTATTCTTGGAGGTGTTCTATTTATCCGGTCAGGTGATCCACCCAATTTAACATATACACTATCTTCAGGCTTAACTAATTGACTAGCTGCTTCATTTTTATTTTTCTGATATGTTATATCCTTTATCTTGTCATTGTTTTTCTCATCCATCTTAACATCATAAGGAACACAATACCATGAATAATTTCTTACCTTCATCTTTTGCATTTTCTTATCCGGATATAATGTCAATAGACACTTACCTTCCATTTCACCAATAGTACCTATATCTAATAATTTACTGCCTTGTAATTTATTACAATTAAGAAAATCAGCAATCCATTTTGATACTTGTTTATCTCTTGTATGAATTGAAACTCCACCACCCATAATAAATGCAACTCTCATATCAATGGCTGATCGTAAAAATTCAGCACCGTAATCTGTTCTACAATTATACATTTCATTTATATCGTGCACTTGCTTTGAATAAGTGGCAAAATTATTCTTATCGACTACTGGTGTAATCCTTGTGCCTGTTCCTGTAACACTTGTTGTCAATACATCTTCTGCCTGTCCTTCCTCTAAAGATTGAATAGTATATTTTTCTTGCTTTATTTTGTTCCTATTCATGAAAGGTCTCTTTTGAAGTTTTGATAAATTTGATTTGTGCTTTTCAATCAACTCTTCAATGTCATTGTGATTTTTCATTTTGCTCTCCTATTTTTTCAAAATATTTAGTATAAGGATTATATATGTACCATCCAGTAGTGTGTAAAGCAACAACAAATGTACTACTCTTTTTTGGACTATCTGGCCTTCTTGCTCTTATTAGATCATTCACATTACATCCCCTAATCCATATAATGAATCTGTTAATTTATTATTATCCATTTTCCATCCATGTAAAGCATATCTACCGCTATCACTATTTCTAACTAAAATGTTATTTGCAAAATATTCTGGTTGATCCTCTACTGATATGCTATAAACTTTATTTTTTCCTTTTGGTTCTCCAAATATAGGTTGCTGAACACTTCTTAGAACAGAATTTTGCTGGTCTATATTTGTCTGTATTAAATTGTTTTCCACACTCAATACAGTTTGTTTCTGATAAATATTTACCAGTTTTTCTTGCATATGCAGATTTGCATTTATTGGAACAAAATGAAGACCATGATTTTCCAATAAACTCTTCATTACAATTTTTACATTTCTTTGCCACTTTTTCAGTACCAAACCCACACTCTTTAGCATGTTGTTTATGCCATTCCCTTCCTTCTTTACTTTTATGCCATTCTTTTGCTTTTTCTCTAACTTTATCAAGATTTTTTCTTGATAATTCTTTATGTTCATCTTTTCTATTTCTTGCATGATATTCTTGATGTTCTTTTTCTGTAATACACACCAAATTAGAAATGTCGTTATTAATGGGATTTTCATCTTTATGATGAATAACATAACCTTCAGGGATAACCCCATTATAATCTTTCCATATTTCTGTATGTAAATATCTGATTCCAAATTTAAAATAATTACTATTTGCTTTATAATATACTCTATCATTCCATTTTTTTGCATTTGGATATCTTCTAAAGATAATTCCCTTATATTCAATTTCAATTGATTCAGCATATGACATATATATACCTCCAATAAATCAATTGTACAAAACATATCGTTATGTGTCAAGTTTTTAATAGGAATATATTCATTGTTAGAATAAAATTTATGATCATTAGTGCATATAATTTTATTTCCATTTATCTCATATTCGTATGTTTCTTTTATTCCTGTCATTTGTTTATTATATACTTTCTTATAACCCTTTCGAGTCAGTACTTTATCACCAATTTTTATATTTTCTATTTTCTTATACCCACTATCTGTAATAATTAAAGTATCACCAATTAAACAAGCATGATCATCTACCTTTATATGCTTTACTGTATATGCTCCATGATTATCCTGCTGATGTCTTAAATTAAGCATTGACTGGAATGTATTGTTACATGCCATATCAAAAAACAATTCAAAACTATTAACACTTGCATCACCTGGCTCTATATCCTTATAAGCCTTTAATGCATTATAACCAGCATCTTCAATCTCTTGTATCCGGTCCGGTTCATGATCACAATAAATTGGATCCATATGCTTTTTAATATAATATATTTTGTCCAATTCATTAAGGTTTTTAACAATATTTTTTGTAATAGTTTCTTTACTTCCAAATAGACATCTTTCTTCAACACAAAACGCCCGTTCACCACCTTCTTTAATGCCCCATAAAGTGATGACAGTATTTAATCCAAAATCTATACCTAACACAATATCATCATAAGCATCATAATTCTTTTCGCACTCTATTTTATTTTCAGCAAATACATTTTCATATACTGCGCCAGGCAATTGTGCCCATTCTCCTTTTCTTAATCGCTTATATTCGTGACCTTTTAAAGTATCCAATACCTCTTCAATGTAACCTTCATTTAAATTTTCTCTATTATCTTCAGGCATCCAATGTATTGCAACTCGGTGTTCATCTTGCTCTACATAAAACCTTTGGTACAGCCAATGTAAAGGATTGCCTGGGTTGCAATCATAAATCATAAAGTTTTTAAATCCTTCTATTTTTTGAGCAAGTCTTGACTTAACCTTATCAACTGTGCTTTCTGCTATTCGGATTGCTTCATTCAAAAATATAATTGCATATTCTTGACCAAGTATTTTATCTGTTCTGTCTTTGTCATCTAATCCGCCAAGCCAAATTTCAGATTGCTTTTCTTGTCCTGTCATACTAAATGATAGAATATAATCTGACCTATCTTCATGCCATACCATTTCAGGAAAGCAAGCTTTAACCATTGGCATTAATGTCTGCTTCCAGATACTTGCCTTAGCATGAGCAAATCTTAAGCGTGCTACTAACATTCGCATGCCAGGAAACAATAAACCGAATACAATAAAAATCATTACTATTAAAAATGTTTTTCCAGATCGTGCTCCACCATCAAATAATATTTCTCTATATTTATTTTGTCTTATTATATCCCTTGCATGTTCCTGCTTATCTGTTAATTTTTTAAAGTGAAAATCTTTTTCCTCTTGAGTTATTTTATATAATTTAGCAGTCTTTCTATCTCTATTCATCTATTTCCAATCTTAACCTCTATTTAATGTCTTGATAGAGACACCACTTTTCTACATCTCTACTTTCTGTATAATGAGCAATGCCACAATGACACATGTAATAAAATCTGTCTTGCTTTTTTAAATAAAATCCAGAAACAATTAACCCACTCGGATATTTTATTATGACTGCCATATCTTTATCAGGCAATTCTTCTTTAGCCATCTTCCAACTAATCATTTACTAACCTTTTTAAATAAATATAAGTAGCATCAATACTTATTAAATTGTCGTTTAATGTAAACCAAATATCATTATCCAATAAATATTCAATCATATATCCTACTAACATTTGCTTACTTCCTAAAATGTGAGCATCGCAATTGTCATTATAATTTATTGCTAATTTATCATCATATATAATTCCATATCCTTTCTCAACCATCCAATTATTAAATTTACTCATCACTTAAATCTCCTATAATAAATAACCAATAAACCAATTACAATAACTAACATGAAAAAAGCAGTTAATATGCTACTTGCTATTTGATTCATCTTTCTTCCCCATAAATTTCTCTAATGTGTCTTTTAATGAATTAATCGTATTGTCTCCAAACTCTACTTCATGAGACTCTTTTGTCATCTGTATGTATTTATCTAATTTGTCTTGCGCTACTTTCCTATCTGCTAATTTTAATATAATATAAAATCCACAATCTTTATTATATTTTTGTTCTATTCCTTCTACACACACCCTATATTCTTCAGGAATTTCATCCCAACTTTTAAACGCTGCTCTTCCATCCGGATTTATAAACATGCCTGGATCATAAAATGCCTGTACTACCCAAGTTTCAAATAATCTTTTTTCTAAAGTACTTCTATTAATATTTATATAACTATTTTTTATTATTAACTTAATACTTTCCAAAACATACGGCAAATTAAGGTTTTGTTGAGCCTGTTGAGCAAAGACAAAAGACTCTCCATGTTTTGATTTCTTACTTTTATACCCTGCCATTTTACATGCTTGCGATCCATTAAATCCGTTTTGTGTATAAAACCAACAAAAAGCCCTTTGACGTGGAGTTAATTTAATTTCAGCCTTATCTATATATGGAGTTAATTTTTTAATTTGTAGTGGAGTTAATTTTTTTGGTGTTTCTTTATTCATACAATTAAATAATTCCTTTTAATATTTAATTATATTTTAATAAAAAAAGTGTAATTTTCAAAGCGATTTAAAATATTTTTTATTAAAAAGTTGTAATTTTTATTACTTTATCGGTAGTTTGTTCTATTGTTTTATATTTTGTTAGTCCGGCTTTTTCTACTTCATCATAT